GACATGTGTTGTGTGGTGTGGTACGCGGATGTGTGCGGAAGAAAACGGCATGGTTTGGGCGTGTCGTGTTGTGTGGTGTGGTATTATGTGGGTATCAACTTAAGGAAAGGAAAAAATAAAATGTCGAATTATAAATCTAGAGAATTTTACGAAAAAATGTTTATCGCATATATTGATGAATGCGGGCTTGATTCGAATATGTGGAATTACTGTAAAGCCGGTTTGATTCTTTTCAATATCGCTAAGGAGTGTAATTTTGAATGGCCTACTGCGTTCGATGATTTACCTAAGGGTCAAATGTCGGCCATTGTACGGGATACGGTATGGAAGTATTAAAACAAGAGAGAGTCAAAATGAGTTTCATGAATATTGAAGCGTTGTCTAATTCGATTGATTTTAACGTGAATAGTATTTACGATGTGTTCGTGTATTTTGTCGATATTGCGTCCGATTGCTTAATCGAAACTCGGTTTGTTGATTGCATTGATGCATATGGGCTTAGGGATGTGCTTGACGATGGTGTGTTTTACGTTCCGGGTACGATATGTTTGGGGTATCGGATTAATCGGTGATTGCGAAAGGTTTCATCATGCTTAAGAATGATAAAAAAGTTGCCACGTTTAACTCTGCGTTCAAGAACGGTAATGTTGAACTGTGGTGTTGTGTGCATCGTGACGTGTATGAATTGCGCTACGATGTTCAGTTTTACACACCGGACGGTCTAACCGATGCTACCGCTTTAAGTTCGTATGATGCGGGCGATTATATTCAAGTTGGCGATATTCTGACCGATGCTATCGAATTGGCTAATACACCTTTGCTAGAGAGGGGTTGATCATGTTTTGCAAACGTAATGCTTGCGATTTTATTAAAGCGCACAGGTGCCGTGGTAAGCGTCGTATTAAGACGGTTGACGTGAGTACGAAGTGGTTTAAATGTGATTCGTACGTGTCCGATTATGTGTTTGCGCATTGTCGTGATATGGTTGATTTGATGCGGCGGGGAGCGTGGGAGGGGTAAGGTGATGGCCTATTAGCTCAGTGGTTAGAGCGGCATCCTTATAAGATGTGCGTGTCGGGTTCAATTCCCGGATAGGCCACGCGATTTGTGATATATTGGGTCATGGCATGTCGTTCGATGTGTCATGACCTTTTTTTCATTGTGAGGTGTTTGATGGATATTAATTCGCTTGTAACCGTTATTGGAAGCGTGGGTTTTCCGATTGTCGCGTGCTGTGGTATGGCATGGTTTATCGCCACGACGTTCAGAGATTTTAATGATTTGATGACTAAGAACAATGTGCTGACCGAAGAACTTATTGCATTGCTCAAGGATAATAAGGGGGATGATGGTGATACGAATGTGGCGTAGCGTGTTGGCGTGCGTATGCGCGTTGTCGTTGCTTTTTGTGCCATCTGCAAGCGCGGATATGCGGGGTGTGGATGTGAGCAATTGGCAGTGTGACATTGATACGTATACGTTGGACGCTGATTTCGTTGTGGCGGGCGCTACATGGGGTGTTGGCGGTTTTGACAACATGTGTTTGACCAATGGTGTGAATCAGGCGGCGAATTATCAGCTGGGGCGTGCGGTCGATAGCGGTAAAAGCATCGGTGTATATCATTACGCGATGGGACGTGATGCGAGCGCGGAAGCTGATTTTTTTGTAGATAACGTGCGCGGTTATGTTGGGAATGCGGTGCTTGTTTTGGACTGGGAATCTCAGGATAATCCGCAGTTTGGTAATGGTGCGTGGGTTGAAACGTGGGTGCGACATGTGCATGACCGTACTCGGGTGTGGCCGATTGTTTATGTTCAGGCGTCAGCGTTGGGTCAGCTTAATTCGTTTGTGCGGGAGCATTGCGGTGTGTGGGTTGCACAGTATGCGTCAATGGCTGCGACTGGTTATCAGGAAGTGCCGTGGTTGTATGGTGCGTATGGTGAAGCCATGCGGCAGTACACGTCGAACGGTTATGTGTCGGGTTATGCTGGCCGTTTGGACTTGAATTATTTTCGGGGCGAACGTTGGCAGTGGGATGCATACGCGCGTGGCGACGGTGCGAATGTGTCCGCATCGGAAACTAATTCTGGTGGGAATGTGTCGCAGTCGGTTTGCGTGGTTGTCGCGTTCGGTGACACATTGTCGGCTATCGCAGCGCGTACTGGACTGTTGCCGTGGCAGTCGTGGCGTGGATACGCTTCCGGTAATCCGTCTGTTATCTATCCTGGTGAAACCGTGTGTTATGATGGTACGGTTGCGCAGTCGGATGCGGCGCGTACGCATGTGGTTGTGTCCGGTGAGTCTTTGTGGTCGATTTTCGGCGGTGATTGGGCGCGGGTTGCCGGGCTTAATGGCTTGTCTAATCCGAGTTTGATTTATCCGGGTCAGATTTTGCGTTATTGAGAATCATTATCAATAATCGGCGTGTCGCTTTTTGCGCACGCCGATTTTTGTGCTATAAATATTTATGTCGCCAAAAATGGTTGACAGAAAAAATAGATATAAAGGATAACAAATATGCGAAAGATTCGTAAGGTAATCGCGGACAGCACCATAAGCTATTATGACAGGGACGGCGTGGCACAGACGTTCCACACTAACGGAAACGTCCGTAACGTTGAAATGGCTGTTAAAGTGCTTATGGACGCCGGCATCGTTAACGTGTTGGTTGACGATATTACGGTCAATAAGACCGTGTACGTGATGGACGTTGAAACGTTCATCGAACATGCCGAACGTGTCGCGACTGACGTAACCGGCAACGACAACGACAACGACAACGACAACGACAACGACAACGATATTGAATTCTGAAAGGAACCGAAATGAACAAGGAAAACGAACAGATGAACGACACCACCGTGAATGAAACCGCACAGAACACCGCTGTCAACTATCGTTATATTTGCACGATGGATAACAGCACGTTTGAGGGAAAACGCGCCATCGTCAACGCACGTAACAGCGCGTTGTCGCTGAACGGGCACGGCGCGGAACCGTTGACGGTTATTGGCGCTTACATTGCGCCGGGCGTGCGTTCTCAGACTGGGCAGAAATGCGCGAACGTCTATCTCTTTGGAAAGGACGGTAAGACGTATTTCAGTCAGTCGCAGGGAATCTACCGCAGCGTGTTGGATATCTACGATATGTTCCCTGATTTCAACGCGCCGGACGGCATCACCGTTGCAGTCAAGCAGACCCCGCTGGGCGGCGGGCGTTCCACGAAATCGCTTGAAATCAAGTAAGTCGGAATGAAACAAAAGTGCCATAAATTGTTATGGCACTTTTTTTTATAAGGTGGTGAACGTGTCTAGAACGCATAAACAGGCGGACGTTTTGACAGCGAAACGCAAGCGTGTGCGGCGTACGATAAACAGTCTGAAAAAAAGCATTACCGACACCATGCCCGAAAGTGAAGCACGCGCACGACGTGTTTACATTCAACGGCTTGAAACGCAGCTGAAAAACACATATGTAGGCCGTACCCGCAACGCTGCAATGCGTGACGAATTGTATCAACGCGCCAATGAAAAAGCCGACGCGCTGATTCGACAAACCGAAGACGTGCGCGGCGGCAAAGGGCGCACGAAAGAACGCGCACGCTCGTTCAATATCTTTCGCAATGAAATGCGAATGGCGTCCAAGGGGCTACCGAGTGCGCTTGGCGATGATCTAAGTCGTGAAAAAGTCAAGATATTTTGGCGATACACACAAAACGTATGGCAACGTCCCGACGTTGCCCCGAACAAACGACTGGAAGCCATCATGAAAGCATATGATACCGATTCGCTGAGTGAATTATTTGACACTATCATGTCACGAAACGAAAAAGCGTTGCAATACGCCAAACGTATGAAAATGCACGCGGGCGAATTGGAAGACGATACGGACGTTGACGGCGGTAGCCCGATATGGCTTATGTTGGTCACACCTGACGTAATACGATGATGAAAGAACGCAAGGATTTTCGGATAGCGGCAATATTCGACACCGAAACAACGAACATCGGCACGGGTGCCGAAACGCGTGCGTATTCGATATTGTACATTTTCAACGATTTACGCAGCACACCACTGGAATCGTACACCCCCGATACGGACGATGTACGGTTTTACCGGCGTACGTCCGAAGCGCTATCGTACATTGATAATCTCATTGAACATGGGCGTACGCACGGTTATGTTCCGATAATCGCGGCATATAATCTTATGTTCGACATGCAAACTCTCATGTTGGAATTGGCGCAGTCGTATACGATTACCGCTAATGCGCAGACGGCAACTAGCGTGTATACGCTTGACTTGTATATAGGCGATGATGTGGTGTGCCGTTTTTGGGATACGTTTTATCTCGAAATGGGCGGACTTCGTGCAATGGGTGAAACATGTGGTTTGCCGAAAGCGGTAGGCGACTGGGATTACACGCTTGTACGTACGCCCGAAACGCCACTGACCGCGGAAGAACTGTTTTACGCGCGTCGTGATGTGCAAGTGATACCCCAATACTTGCAATGGCTGCTACGCGCGAATCATTGGCTTACGCCGGACATGCTGGGTTGCCGTGTGCTTACCAAGACGTCACTTGTGCGGCAGATGGCACGTCGTGAGATTGGCGGCCGACGCATTACGTTGCAGAGCGGTAAGCAGATGACGCTTCAACGTGCTTTCGAGTTGACTTGCAACCAGGAGTTTCCGAAAAACTATGAGTCCTATGCTTTGCGTAAGTCGTGTTTTCGTGGCGGGTTGACGTTTACGAGTGCGAAAACCGCTAGCGTGGTTGTGGATAATGTTGCGTCCTTGGATGTAACGTCAATGCATCATGCTTTCATTAATGGGCGTCGATTGCCGGTTAAGTTTGCGCCTATACCGTCTGATATTTTGCAAGTGGCGTGTGAACGTATCGTTAACACGCAGCTTGAAGACGTATTGGCGAATTATAGTGACCCGTTCCGTACGGGTGTACATGCGGCAGTAAGATTTACGAACCTCAGATTACGTAAAAACACATGTTTCGATGTATGGGGTATTGCAATCTGCCCGCGTTCAAAATTCGTAAAGACGTTGCAAGCGGATACGGATTATGCCAATAACGAGCGTGCGAAAACACAGGAAAACAGTATTAGGGCGCATGGTTACGTTGATACTGCTGTTAATGCGACATATGCTTTCGGTAAGCTGTATTGTGCGGATGAATGCATATTACACGTTAACGAGATTGAATTATGGAACGTGGCGCAAGTATATGAGTACGATGAAATGCGCGTCTTATATGGGGAGGGTACCACTAAGTCAATCATTCCGCCTGATTACGTGACATTGCAATCTAATATGCTTTTCGCTCGAAAAACCGATGTGAAAAACCTGATTAAACATTATCATGAGGGCACGGCGTACGCGGATGAAATACCCGATTCGATACCTGAGGGAATTGCGCGCGACGCTAAGACGGGCGCGTTAAGCATGAAATTTTTGCAATCATACTACGGTAGCACCGTTAAAGGCCAATTCAACGGGATTTACGGCACTCAGGCACAAGATGTCATGAAAGCCGATTATCGCGTGACGGAAACCGGCGAGCTTGAAGTTGATAAAACCACGGTTTGCACTCCCGAGAATTTTGCGAAAAAACGTCCGAAGACACCACGCGTGCTCTACACTTACGGTATGCGAATCGTTGCGGGCAGCAGAATGCACTTGCTGATAGCCATGATGCTGCTATATCGGCATTTCGGTGATCGCATCACGGTCACGGGCGGCGATACCGATAGTCTGAAAATCAGTTGCGCCAATGACGTGTCTGATATGGAACTGTTGAACGCGCTCGAACCATTGCACACCGCGATAGAGAACGCTATCAACATTACCATGCGACGGGTCAGAGACACCGCGCCCGACATGGCGTCTACGCTGGAACATATCGGAAAATTTGAAGTGGAGGATTGCGGTGGTACAACTCGGTATGCTGAGCATATGGAATTGTGGAACAAAGCACGTGTCAGTTTGGATATGAACGGACGCGTGCATGTCACTTGTGCGGGGCTTCCGCGACCGGACGGCATGTACACCATAGAAGATTTTATTGCCGATGTTATGCGTGCGGGACACGGTTTCGCGGAAACCGTGCAAATGTCGCTCGGTTATGATGTGTTGGTCGATTATGACATATGCCATACGTTGCAACGCAACCGGCCGCATGTATGGGATACATACGTCGGCACCGTCACTGACTATCGGGGCGCGACGTATCATGTTGATGCGCCCGAAGCTATCGCGTTGTATCCGTCCGGTAGATGGCTGGGTGAATCGGATAAACAGGCAAACGGCGAGAATCTGACATACATACGAAACACGTATAATCGAAATGTGGAAACAATGCCCCGTGAACTTATTATGCGGGACGGCAAACCTATGATTGTGAGTATTGATGGCGAAATATTATTATGATCGGCTTAGAGCACAGATATTGCCGCGCGACGCTGACGTGAATCTTATAATTGGCGCGCGCGGTCTCGGTAAAACGTATGGCGTACGTCGGTATATGCTGGAGGATTATATTAAAAACAATATCTGTTTTGTTGAGGTCACACGGTATCGAGAAGAAACTAACGACGTGGCGGCAAAATATTTTGACAGAATAATAGAAGATAATATTTTCCCCGACTACGATTTTAGAGTGCATAACAAGATAGCTGAAATACGTCGTAACGGTGATAAAAAATGGCGGACATGTGGCTATTTCATCCCATTATCATTACAGCAGCAGAAGAAAAAAAGCACATATGTTAATGTACGTAATATTTGCATGGATGAAATTATCATAGACCCTGACGATGTGTATCATCATTATTTGCGTAACGAATATGAACAATTGGCTAACCTTGTAGATACCGTCACGCGTGAACGCGCCGACGATAACAAGCTGCGTAAGCCGCGAATCTTTTTATTAGGTAATGCGTGCGACGCATATAATCCGTATTTCAAACATTACAACGTACCCTTGGAGCCTGAGTTTGGCTTGCAATGGCTTGATGGTAAGACGTGTATTTTAGATTATGTTGAAGATGATAAATATGCTGAACAGAAAACGAAAAACACCGTTGCGGGACGTATGATGAAAAATAACGATGGTGTCACCGCAAAAAACAAATTCAAACATCATAATACTGATTTTATTGAAAAACCACACAACCACGTTAAACTTACTTATGTTTTCCGTTGGTTGCGGCGTGAATACGGCGTTTATGTTGATTTACGTTGTGGCTACGTTTTCACATCATCAAAATATGACGCGGGCACGCATGTGCCGTATTTCGCAATTACGACGGATGATAACAAGCTTAATTATCTTACGGCAAATGTTGCAAAAGACTTGATTAGGAATCTTACATCATATTACGCGTTAGGCTATTTACGCTACGATACGGTGGAAACGCAACACGCCGTAATTGCAATGCTTAGAAATTTCGGCGTAAAATAAACACGGCATACACGAGGTGTTACAGTGAGAATGTTAAAACATTATCGTTGATAACCACGGTTGACTCCGCCAATGATATGGCCGTGAGGGAAAAGCGCGCCGTTCGTCGCTGTGAATCATGTCGTAAGTGTGCTATTCTTAAGTCGTGCCGGTTCGGTATTCGTTCGCCGGTACGACTTTTTTCATATATGAAAGGAAAAAATAATGGATGACGAAACCCCTGGGGAAAGGGATACCGCCGAACGCGATGACCTCACCCCCGACGAAGCGCACCGCGCGGGCGAGTTCGATGATTTGCGCGACATGCTGCGCGATGTGCTTGACAAGGTGAGCGCGCTAAGCGACCGCACGGACGCAATCAGCGAACGAATCGACGGCATCTATGACAATTTCACCGATTCAGTCGCGCAAATGGTTGAAAACGGCGCGACCGTCAAGGAAAACGACGATGACGTGGCGGAAGCAATCGAACAGGCAGCGGCGGAAGACTTGGAAAATCTCGATTACACGCTTTAATCGATAGGAGAAAATATTATGGCTGTAGACAATGCGACAATTTTGGACAAGGTGCGTACCAAGGGTACCGACGATTATCAGCAGCGTATTCCGAGCGCAACGCAAACCGGCGTGGCGAACACCATGCGGTATCTGTTCGACCCGATGAACAGACAGTACCTCAACGATTGCGTTTGGAGCATGGTCAATCGTATCGGACTCACCGTGATGGCGCAGAACGCGCCGTTCGAGAATCCGTTGTCGGTTTTCAAAAAGGAAAATCTGTATTGGGGTAGCACCGTTCAGGAAATCGCAGTCAAGTGGATTAAGGCGCACGGCTACAAGGACGATGCGGAAGAGCTTTTGAAGATGCATCGTCCTGAAGCGGCGGTGTGGTTCTACGAAATGAACCGTCGCGACCAATATCCGATTTCGTGGACTGACGATGAATTGCGTCAGGCGTTCGTGGATGATTTCGGCTTGAACCGTTTCGTCGCGCAGATTATGGAAACGCCGCGCAACAGCGATAATTACGATGAAATGAACATCATGCTTGCGCTGATTCGCCGTTACGAACAGAATCTTGGTTTCTACAAGGTGCATCTTGATGCGGCACCAACCGACGAAGCGTCGGCCAAGGCTTTGCTCAAGGCGTTGCGTGCGACCGCCGGGCGCATGCGTTTTCCGAGCACCCAGTACAATGCGTTGAACGTCCCCGACATTCCGGCGTACGCTAATCCGCAGCAGATGGTATTGCTTATCGAGCCGGAATATCTCGCGTCGCTTGATGTCGATGCGCTGTCAGCGGTGTTTCAGCTGGATAAGGCCGACGTACCGTATCGCGTTATTCAGGTTCCAAGCCTTGGTATCCCCGGCGCGGTGGCGTTGCTTGTGTCCACTGATTGGTATCAGGCGCGTGACACCCTTTATGGCACCACCCAGTTCTATAATCCTCAGACGCTCTCGAACACGATGTATCTCAACCATTGGGGTATTTACGGCGTGTCGCCGTTCACCCCGTGCGCGTTGTTCACCACCGACGCGGGTACTTCCATCAAGGTTGTGACGCAGACTGTCACCGGTTTGACCATGACACCGATTACAGGCAATGTCGCGCCGGGTGATGTGGTGCAGCTCGTGCCGAAGCTCACCGCAACCGTCGAACCGACCGGAACCCCCATCGAGGTTGCGCCGAACACCGCGACATACAGTGTGACAGCATTGCACACATCTGCTTCCGGTGCTAATCCAATTAGCTTAAATGTCAATACGTTTGTCGATAATGAAGCACGATTGCATGTGCAACGCGACGGCCTGATTGCTAATGATATTATCAATGTAGAAGCGTGTGCTACCTATATCAACCCGAACGGCACGACGGAAACGTACACCGTTTCGAGTCGTTTCACCGTCAAGATACCTAAGGCAGCGTCTGCGTCGGTATCAAAACCACCGACTGGGGTTGAAGCGCCGACCACTGAAAAGTAAAACAGTCTGATAGAATCGGGGATACCGGAAACACCGGTATCCCCGATTTTGTATGTGAAAGAGGCATCAAAATGAAATTCTCGCACTTGGATGGCGCAACGTCGTTTCCCGGTGACAGTGCACATGTATACGAACAGTACCGTAATGTTTTCGATTACAATATTTGGACACCAAACACTGTAATTAAACTTTGTCATGTTAATTGGTTCGATGATTACCACGATGTCGTGAAATTCTCAGATGACACTGCACGAGACGCATGGTTTGACAAATTGGACGGCGAAACCGTCAAGCTCACAACTAATATGTATATTGCACGCGCCGACGCGGACGGCATAAAATTGCCTGTGCCTTACATGACGGCGCAACAGTATAATTACATTGTCGTTGACTTTTCGCATGACATTATCAATACGCCGTATCAAAAAGCCGACGTGCAGACACGCTATCATTTTTTCATCACTTCCGTGCGCGCGGAAGCGCCGAACACGACAACATGCACGCTTACGCGTGACGTGTGGACGGACTATATCAACAGCACCACAATCAACGGATTGCTGTTGTCACGCGGTCACGCGCCGTTGACGGAAACGACACCGCAAGAATTGTTGAAAAACCCGCGCGCGAATTGTCGTGATTTCACGCTGCCCGACGTTGACTATGGCAATGCCGCATCGAATATCAGGAAAAGCACGCCGGTTAATCTGCAAAACGGTACAAGATACATTTGTTTGGCCGCAACGTTTTCACCTGAACAATTGCAAACCATGAGTGGTATGCGCGGTGCGAACATTGCGGACAGTGGCCCGGCATACAGCAATAACGATGGCACGGTGACGGGTTTTTCGTGGGGTGCCGGAAACATTGATACATCAAATGTTACCGGCGCGGGTACATCGTACAATACTATCGATAATCTCACTGCAAGCAACGTGACCGTGTATGCGCTCGAATCGTCCAAAATCTCGGGCGATTATTTCGATACGCTTTTTGCGTATTACCCTCATATCATGTCGCAGATTACAGCGGTTTTCGTCGCCACCGCAAACATGATGCGACTTGGCAACGTCGTAAACGTGAATGGTGTCGAATGGCATACGATTAACGGCACTCGCACGAAAATATCCGATATTGATTTAACGATTAACGATTTTGGATACGCCACTGAATACGCTGCAATAACACGACTGTATCTTGCACCCTACGCACACTTGGAAATATCCGACAACATCGGCAATAAAACCCGAGTGGAAATAGCCGACTGCGGACACCTCTCGGTACAGACAATCACATCCCTCAGCTATCCGATATTGCGACAAATCGCATGGCTTGACGGTATAGGAAGCGACGGCGATACGACTATCAGCATTGACGCTATCAACGGTACTAGCATTGCCGCCGACGTTCCGAACGCGGACGTGCTCAAAACGCTCATATCGCACGACATACCTATCTACGCGTTGCAACGACGCGCAATCGACGCGCACCGCGCCGACGCATACAATCGAGAAATCGCGCAAGCACGCGAAAACGCCGTTATATCGTACGAAAACGGTGCACGCTCGGCAAATACGGCGCGGGATAACGTCGCGCGCTCGGGACAGGCCAGCGTTACGAACACCGCTACCGCCAATGGTTTGCGAAACACCACCACAAACAACTCGAATGCCGCCGCAACGGACATGACCAATCGCGGCAACGCCAAACTTGATGCCGAACGTACGTATCAGAACGCGAAAATCAACGCCGATTTGTCGGAAGACTTGGCAGTGGCGACCGCATCATACGTTACAGGTCAGGAACAGGCCGCAATGACCAACGTCACCTCAAACATCGGCAGTCTTGCCACAAGCGCGATAACGATAGGCGCGGGTCTCGCCGTAAGCGCGGCGACCGGTGGCGCGGCGATACCGGCGATGGTTGGTGCCGCGGCGGGTCTGAGTTCCGGCGTGATAGGCGTTGGAACGTCAAGCTACAACACCGCTCTTGCGTTGACGAACAACGAACTTGTCTATGCCGCGTCGAGCAGTGCCGCAAGCAACAAGGCGGCCAACGCGTTGGAATACAACGGTGGTATAATCGGACAGGCCAAAAGCTACGCGACGGACACTACGAATCGTTCCAACAAGCTCAACAACGACAACACGAATGCGTCGAACGCGGCCAACACGACAATGACGGCAACCAGTGTCAACGCGGCGAACACGAATGCGTCGGCGTCACGCAATCAGAACGTGGATAACGCGAAACGCGTCATGATGAACACGCGCTCAAACACGAATGCCGCATGGCGCGACTTGCTCAACCATGCCGCGCAGCCCGTTGGCGCGTATGGCGGCGACAATTTCAGACAGGCCACGGGGCTTGACACCATGACCGTGAAAATCGTCACCGAAGACAACGGCGCGATAGCGGCGGCGGGCGACTACATGCTACGCTATGGCATCGCAAGCAACAAACTCTACAACAAGCCATCGTTGACGCCCTGCAAGCATTTCACGTATTGGCAGGCTGCCGACATATGGACGCTTTGCCCGCTTGCGCAAAACGAACAATTGCAGACAATCAGGGATATTTTCAGCTCCGGTGTTACAATATGGAACAGACCTGAGGAAGTCGGCGGCGACTTCGTACACGACAATCTATAAGGTAGGAAATATGGGACGCAAACGTACGCATAAAAGGCCGTTGACCCGTGCGGAATTGGGTGAACGCGGCGCGCCGATGTGGCAGCAATCCGAAGCGCTTAACTCGCAAGCGTATTCGATGGCGTATTCGCAAATGCTCAATATCGCGTTATCACGTTTCAAATGGCTGAATCTGCCGAAAACATGCGACGCGTGGTTTCTAGAATACAATTTATTGTATTTCGGTTACGCCACAATCGCGTTTCCGCATAGCAAGCCGGGTGTGTTTTTCAGCACGCAAGCGGTGACCACATCGAATTTCAATGTGTATTACAAACCGAAGAAATGGGATAGTTACGGCATTAACGGTTGGCGTTTTCCGGTGAACAACTCGAATGGTGTTTTCATTTACGCTAACCGCGCCCGTACGCCACTCATTCCGACGATTGAATTTTTCGCGCATGAAATAGAGGATTTGTACATGACGAGGCGGCAGAATCGTTTCAATCAGAAAACGCCGTTCATACTGGAGGTTCCAGCCGGACAGCAGACGGCGGGCGTCAACGTTATCAAGCAAATCTCAGGCGGTGAAATGGCTATCATGGCGACACCGGGCTTCACCGATTCCATGAAAGCCAACGTGCTGAAAACCAACGTCGAATATATCGGCATGGAATTGCAGAACGATATTCAAAACACATGGAACGCGTTCTATCAGGCATTAGGCATTAAAAATCTGCCGCTAAAAATGGAACGGCAAACAGCCGACGAAATCAACGATTACGGTGAACCGACTGACCTACGCGCGCTCAGCGAACTTGAGGAACGCCGTGCCGCGTGCGACATACTCAACACAAGATTCAGAAAATATCTCAAGGAACCGATACAGGTTGTATGGAACGAAGACAACGTTTCCCGCAACTACGCTTACTTGACGGACGTTGAAAGAATGAATGACGATGACAATAAAGAATGACATAAACCATTATCAGCCATGCGATTCGCGCGACGATTTTCATGGCGTGATGACGTACACGTTCGGCGAGCTGCTTGATGTGCCGGGCGGTGTTGACTGGAATAATGCCGATTGGTCATGGCGGGACATTGCCTATGATGACACGCAATACACGCGCTGCTGCAAGAAAATCGAGAATCGTTTCTATGACAGAGAGTTAGGCGTTATGCCACCGTCAAGATGGCGACGGCACTTTCTACGCCTTGTCCAAGAAATCATGCCGACGCTGCACCCGCTTTATGCGCTTGTAAGCAATAATCCTGATATAATTCTCAGTGACAGCGACATATGGCATAAAATGCGAACAGTCTACAGTGATTTCCCCGCGACACAATTGGCTGAAAACCAAGACTACGCAAGCAACGCAACCGATAATCAATACGAGACAATCGCAAACGGTGATTTCATGGACAAAGTCAATCGCATAAGAAACGGCGATTACGTCGATATAGACGTAATGCTGCTCGAACACCTTGAAACATGTTTTAGCCCATTATGGACGATAAACATAAACAATTACTGAAAGGATAATACACATGTTTCCACTGCTACCGTTTTTCTCGGTATGGCCGTACACGCCCGCCATACCAGCGTTTTACTGGAACGCCAAAAGCCAAGAAGAAATAATAAAACACATCTCGTGCGAAATCGACCACATAACGGCATATCTTGACGAAATCGTAACCGACATCAACAAAACATTGAACGACTACGATACAAGAATAAAAAACATTGAAACGAACATAAACGATTACGCGCTAGCCATCGCGCAAATACAAGAACAAATCGAACACATAGGAAACACACAACTGATATGGAACGTCACAAAGGGCGAATATACTGATAGTAAAACCGCAATGCGCGACCTATACCGCGAACTCGCAGTTTACGGCGCGCGAATCAGTCAAATTGCTGACATTAACATTGACAAATTGGCTGAACACCGTACCGACGAAACACCCGCAGTCGGCAACCTCACCATATTCAACGACAACACGCCCCGTGTCACCGATACGAAAACCGGCAAACCGTACCCGTCGTTATAAACACCGAAAGGATAATCCATTATGGCAGAAACAACAAATTACAAGCTCGAAAAATATGACGCGGGCAGTTCGGCCAATCTATTAGACCAATACAATGCGTCAATGAATAAGCTTGATGCGGCACTCAAGCAAATCGACAATAAAGCCGAACAAGCCCTTAATAAAAATACATTACCAGATGGACTATTAGCGTTCTGCACGGCTTTAGGAATTTCCAGTAGCAACGCTGCAACCCTAGGCGCAACACTAAATCACATTCTTAATAAAATCGGAACCGAAGCGTTTACCGTTACTGACCTTGCACAAGCAAAGAAAACCGCTGAGGGTTTCATCATTCCCGGTGAAAACGCCTAACAGGAAGATACATCATGTCAACAGAAACACCATTCTATCATCTGCCATTGTACGAAACAGGCGACCTAGCGGATTTACGCGACGGCTATAACGCGGCAATGCGAATTATTGACCGTACCATACATCAAATGCAAGTGCAAGCAGAAATTAACCACCCGCAAACAGCAATACGAAAGGAAGATACAAAATGACAGCCTACACACCCAATTTCAATCTTGAAAAATATACACCCGGTGACGCGGCAAACCTCAATGACCAATACAACACGTCAATGAATATTATCGACACCAATCTATACAAAGTAAACACTAACGCTAGTACCGCACTAAACACCGCCAATCAAGCCATAACGCAAATACAAACCACAAACGACAATCTAGCGGCATTAGGCGTAACCAACGAAACCACCGCAACCGCGCTCAAAAACAAGATTGATGCAACCGCGTCAAATCTCGCCGTCACAACCGAAACTGCAAACAATGCCAAAAGCAACCTAAACGCGCTCGGCGTAACCGACACCGCCACCGCCGAAACAACTAAAAAACGTTGGAATAAAGCAGCCGAACAAGCCGAAATCAATAAAAACAGTATATCTACGCTCAACATTAAAACAAACCAAAACGCGCAAATCATTACGCAAGCTATCGGTTACAATGATAATATTGTCGTAATCGGTGACAGCTGGGTAGACGGATACTATGGCCGTGCAAAACACTTGAACGACTCACCGGCAAACGCCATTTATGACATACTAAAGCCAACCACAAAACAAACACTAGGAACAAGCGCGGGCGGTTTCTACGCGACCGGTGATGACGGCACATTCCTTGACCGATGGAACGCCGTGACCGATAAACAGCATGTCAATAGGGTTATCATCATTGGCGGGCAAAATGATGCGGGTAAAATGCTAAACAACAACACGCCGATAGCATCAATAGATAACAGCATAAACACATTGCTTAACACAATCCGCACCGACGCACCGAACGCAATAATCGACATATTCCCGATGTGTCTCGCAATGGGCGAATCAATGAACCGACAGAATGCAAAGTGGTCTGTGGCACCGGATTACCGGCAACAGGTTTACAACCTTTTCGCAACAAAACGAGACATTCCAAACGTGGTAATCCACGAGGGCGCATATCGCGCGGGTGTATGGGCGAGTCGCGCAGCAGACGGCGGCGACGACGGCGACGGCGCGCACCTATCAAAAGGCGGATACAGCGCAGTAGGCCACGCTATGGGTAGCTGCATTCTACACGGCACGACATTTTTCCCAACACAAAGCGGTTTTCCTAACGATTCACAAATTAACGGAACATGGAATAACGTGTCAATTTTCGAAACCAACGGCATACTATCAATACAATACAATGTTAAATGTAATGGTGCGCAAAAGAACGGTGACCGCATATTCAAAATCGCCAAACAGTTCAGCGTAGGCGCATCAGTATTCTACAAAGACTACAGCGACAAATATTTCGTCTCAATCGACCACAACACAATAGCACTACAAGGCGTAAACAACATACAACCCAACGACATAATCGCCGGTGGCGTACGACTACTAGCGGGCTTCTAAAACAAAAAACCGGTCGGAACTATCACCGACCGGTTTTTTTTGTATTTATATCATTCATCATCAATCATGACAACATATGAACGACAATCACCACCTTTATAACTACGACACACAAAATCAAAATCACAATCACCATACACAATTTCAAGCACCGTGGTAAGAGCCGATTTAAACGTAACCACAGTATCATCAATATCCCCACGGCTAGTAACAGTAGTAACAACCACTTTATCAATATCGACCTCATAGGACGTATCTTCTTCAATTTCGGTGACATATGCGTTAACTTTAAACATTTTATTTTTTCCTTTCCTTGACTTGACACCTACATAATACCACACCACAAAACACGACACGCCCAAACCGCACCGTTTTCTTCCGCACACATCCGCGTACCACACCACACAACACATGTCAAACACACACGGCGTGTCGGGTGCATCATCACCGCTTAATGGGAACCATTCTCAATATGGTCTGTCT